CTGGTGCTCTGGAAACACGATAAACAACCACGGCATCTTCAATCTGCCTGAGCATGTTTATTGGTCGAATTGCTTTCTGTAGATATCCAACAACTCTCTTTGAGTTAGCATCAACAAGCCCTGAGTTTGCATATGCAATGGAATCTTTAGTGATGTTTAGCCCTGAATTTGATGTTGGGTAAACTGAATCTTGTTCAGTATTGGTGTAAACATAGTATTCTTCTATCTTTTTGACTGTTGATACCTGTTTACCTGTGGTACTTTTGTCACGAATAACTTTCCTAATTCTCTTAATCTTAGTTGGATCAATTGGTCGTAGTTCTTGAATTCCTCTAATTGGATCCTTTTCATCAATTATAATTTGATAATAGAGTTTAGAATCAACATACCATTTTCTGAAAATTTCGTATGCTTTTTTGTGGAAATCCATGAGTCGAAGAACGTAGTCAAACTCCGTCTGCATTTTGTTCTTGATTGTCTCTGATAGTTTTACGTTACCCAATCCAACCTTTACGGGCTTTCTATCACTACCCATAACAATTGCTTCGTTGCAGATGTCTTCGATCGCATTATCTACTTCAGGGAAAAGGGCTAATCCACGGTATCTTTGAATGAGTGCATTTTCATCTCGGACAGCTCCGGTGAAATCAACATATGTCCCCATGATTCCGCCGGTTTCAAACGAATATGAGCCATCATATTCATCCGGGGAAATTGCAGACGTAGCCACAGCAGCCGGTTCGGTTGCAACACCATCACTGCTTCCTGTAGTTCTTCCAATTGTGAAACCTAATAGATTAATCGCCATTTCTTCTCCATACTATATTAATAGTTGATACCCTTAACTAGATTATATGAATATTCAACTGTTACTGTGAATTCCACTAAAGTATCTATGGAGTTTGAATCCATAGAAATTGGACCGACGATTGTTGGCCAACAATCAATAAGCTTAATTGATTTGACATTATTACCGCTGTTATCTACTTGATGAATTTCCCAGTCTGTAGTAAATGTATTCCATTCTTGACTGCTAACATTTGATTTATGATCATTGATCAGATTGCTCCATGTATTGAAGCTGTTCCATAGTGATTTATCTTTATTTTGATTTTGGTCAAGAACTCGGAAAGTGAATGGAAAATATATTCTATCACCCGGCCATTTTAAAATCCTACCTCTATATGGAACTCTGATAGGATTAACTTGGCTTGCTGGTAGACTGACTGCTCTAATAAAGAATTTGTTTAAGTCAGTTTCTGAATCACCAACGCCGGATGGAAAATTCATTTCCACATCATAGCGGTGGGTTCTGTTGCCCCCGTTAAACTGATCAATAAATGAATCTAAGTTACTATCGTTCGCCATCAATATCCACCAGAACCGGATGTGAGATTATTGCCAGAACTAGGTGCTGCTGTTGGTGACACATTGCGACCACTAGTTGTTGCAGATGATCCTGATGCCGTACCTGAACCAGTTGATGTATTAGGAATAGCTTGTGTTCCAGACTTTGCAGTAAACCTAAGAGCTACAGTTTGCACGCTTCTAGTAGGTGTGACTAGTAAATCTACAACAAAACCATTGTCGTCAATAACTGTTTGTGGGTTATTGACGCTATCACATACTATGCTATATTCAGTAATACCACCGGCTGAAAGTACACTACGGAGTATTGGAGTTGCTGTGTTTACAAATGCAGCTCTATTTGCGGCATCATTTCTTTCAAAGAGATATCTTCGAGCAACATTTGATACTCTACGATTAAGATAGATATAAGTTCTACTGACATTTACATAATCAAATATAGCTGGATCAGATTGTGATTCTCTGCGACCAGTTTTATCTGAGAAAATTACTGTACCATCACCCTGAAAAGTTCTGGTGTAGTTAACTTTATTACCATCACCCGAAAGACAAGTGATGTCACTATTTGTTGGTGTGTATTCGAGTCGAACAACATCAAGAACTCTACCTCGTTCAGTTCCAGCAGGAGATCCATATGGTGAACTACTAGCAACGGTTCTTGCCATACAACCCGCTGCATCAGAAGCTAGTGGTGTTGAAATCAAGTTGTCTGAAGTTTCGTCTCCAACGACATATGACTGTGAGGTTCCTAGATGTAATTTCTGTCCTGCTATGTGATAGGTAAGCTTACTTGGACTACTCGACAAATCTGTAGAAGCTGATGGCATACCAAGAACGTTTTTCGGAGTTGCACAATCACCTAATTTACCAGTGATGATAACAGGACATACTGCGATACAGTTACCTCTATTATTTGCTATGGTCATGATTCGTTCATTTCTACTGTAATCGTTTGTGAAAACACAATCGATGTCAAGAAATATATTCTCTATAGTCTCAAGCGCGTTGTTTTCTGTTGATACTAGATTGTCAGCCGGACCTGCAATAACACATGTTCCACCATATCGTAGATAATTGTGTACAGCCCACCATTCGGCTTTCCATTCGTCATCGGGACCGTCTGGCCAGTTACCAGCAGCGTTACCATTTGGTGTTGCATTTACGCTCTGTCTTTCATCCTCATCAATGACACCATCCAAATTAGCGTCTTCATCTATATACCATCCTGTATTATATGTTGAAGTAAGACGAGCGTACCAATCAGCAACGCTCTGGACTACCATGTAGCCAAGTTCTCTTTCATCTTTTGTCGCAAGAGCGGCAACTAAATTGTTAAAACTTGGAAATGCTGCAACAAAGTTTATGTTAGCTGCTTCGGTTCCAAGGGGGATGAACCCCTGTTGATCTAGATCTATTGTGACATCTGGCATTGTACTCTCCCGGAGAGGCTTCTATGTTTCTAAGGTATTTATAGAAATGGATCGTCGGAGGTCTGCCAAAAATCATCCCCGTCATAAAAAGAACTTGGTTCCTGATCATCTACTGTGGTTGAAAATCCAAATGGTAGGATATCTTCTTCAATTCTCTTCATTTCATCTTCATAAATGTCTTTTCTGATGTCCATGTCAGTCAGATTTTTGAAATATTCCTGTCTGGTGAGCCAAGCAAATAACACCAAACACATTACTAGGTCATCATTGTGACCATCATCTGCTTCAAATGATGCTCCTTTTGCTACAAATGTGTAGAGTTCTTGGATTATATCCATATCGTCTATTAGTAATTTATCGTTTTCTATTAGACTTTTCAGTACAGAGCAGCCGAGCTTCTTGACCGGACCCGTAGTTCTGACACCCATCTGAGATTGTGAACCACCGAAACCGCTACCAATAACCTGTCCCGCTCTACCTTTATAGACGGACTGTAGGACGTTCTCGTACTCAAGATCTTGGTATAGGATATCCGCGACCTGTGCTCCAATGTCATTAAGTTCAATGAGACAGTAGGCTTGATTGTACTTGTCACCGACACTCCGAATGGCAGTGGGATATACAAGCGGTGAAATCGTATTATTCCTGAATCTCGCAACAACTTTATATGGGCTAGTCGTTATGTCCACAACAAGAAAGGCACTATAGTCTAGACCCTGACCACGAGCGGTATCTACAGCCATCACATAAAGATGGTCCTCTTTGGGTTGTTCATATATCATCAAACCATCATTGTTATTGTCTATTGGAGATATGAAATTTAGACAATGTAGTTTCGACGAAGAGATCAGTGTGTTCGTTGAACCAATGAAGTCACATTCAAATTCTGTCTGGAACTGCTGCTCACTGGTGTTCTTTATCTGCTGTTCTTTCCACTCTTGGTCCCTCAGAGGTCCGCCGGGATACTTGGGAACCTGTGACCAATGGATTTCGATAGGGATGTATTCGTTCTTACCCTTCTCACCCTCTCGTTTGGTTGCTCCCCTCCAGTAATGGTAAAATAGATTGAGTCCGTTCGGGGTCGAGACCATTAGAACCTTTGTGGACTGTCCAGAGGTGATTGTAGGGTACACAGAGCTAAAGAATTCCTCTGCGATATTCTGGGGAACGTGTGCAAATTCGTCAAGGAAGATCATGTTGAACGAACCACCACGGACTGCGGAGGCAGATGTGGAGGATGCTAAAATTCTAGAGCCGTTTTCGAGTTCAATGGATCCCTTGTTCCACTCGACGATTCCCTGCTGGAGCCACAGGGGAAGGTACTCATATGCCATTTTTAGACGGCTGAGGATTTCTCTCGCAGTCGATTGCTTATTCGCAAGGACCGCAACCGTCATGCTCTGATTGAATAGAACATAGTGGAGGATATACGAGATCATAGTAGTCGATTTACCAGACTGTCGAGGCAGCTTTGATATGACAAATCTATTA